ACCGTGGGCGAGCGGGGTCTTTGGCGTCCGAGGTGGGTCCCACTCTATGCAAAAAAAGAAATATGGACTTGGGCAATGCAATTGGGCCTTAACTGTATGGGCCTCTATTATTGGGCTTTGTTATTGGACTCCAGAAATATATGAAACATAACATTTTATTGATACGTCATACGAATACATTTTGTACATATATCATATATGTGCATTTATACCCATATCGTATTCCCCCATTAGGTCGATGTTTACTACTGGAGCCTCGTTCATCATCAGGATATCAATACCCTCAACCATGTCCTCACGCCGGAACTCCCATATGGTTGAGTCTTTGTACATTATTCTTAGCAGGTGACATATCCCTTCCTCGATGTTGTTGAAGTCAAATGGACCTGTGAACCCATGATGGCCGTATGGTATCCTGAATTTGGCTTTGGCTAGAGCTGGTGACCGTGTGGATACCAAATCCACATGAACCATGATGGAATTGTCGTTCATCAACTTCACATTTATAGTGAATTCCATGCCATTCTTATTATCATACTTCCTCGTCATGAGTAATTTTGTGAGGTGAAACATGAGTGCCCTCCATTATATAGGCGTCATATATCTGGATATATGAACGTAATTCAATTGCGTGGTCTGTTGTAAATCACTTATAATACGTGGACAATGGATGTTTGATAGTGACAACACTACCAAAGACGTAAAAAGAAAAAGAAAAACAAAATCATAATTATAAAATAATTATGAATAAGAAAGAAAGAAGGGAATTAAAACAACTGAATGAAACAAGAGTTTCAGGCAGATAAACAAACAAAAAAAGAAACACTAATCACAACCTAAACACACACACACAAACACAAACCCTATGAAAAGAAAAGGGAGCGCAGCGACGAAACAACCCAGAACTGACAACAACAAGCACACACGTGTGAAGAAAAAAGAAAAGAAAGAAAAGGAAAACATGAATGATTGGACTCTACAATCATGAATATGTAAGTCCGTACACATGAGTTACTTACTGTTTTACCGCACGGTAAAATAGTAAATGATATTTACCCCCGGGTAAATATCGGAGACACCAATAGGTAAATGAGCCCCCAATTGAGGCACCGATATATCGGTGCCTCGGAGAGAGAAATAAATCCCGGATTCCAAAAATGCCCCTAATTCTGTGTCTGCATGGCGCGTGGGAGTGCGCCTAAAAAGGTGACCTTCTCTCTCCTAAAAACTCACCGGAACCACCAAACTGGCTGATTCCGGTGTCAATTTTCGACACGCGCGGCGGTGTGTACCCCTGGGAGGGTAGGTACCACTACGCTACGCAGCAGCCTTAGCTACGCCGGAGCCTAGCTCGCCCACGTTCTAATATT